CCCCTGTTTCGACAGGCCAGGACCTGAACATTGCTCATGGTCTGGTCTGGTTCACCACCGTGTTGCCCGAGTGTAACGCCCGGCGCCGAGAACTGGCCTACTGGATGGCCTTGGCCGCGGTGAAGAGCCACCAAGGGGTGGTGTATGGGCGGGACGGCTGGGGTCCGGCACGGGTCTGCGAGTTCGTCCAGGACTGGTACGGTGCGAGAATGAGCCCTAGCCACTGGGCCCGGGATTGGGCGGCGATCTGGGAAGCGATCTGCAAGGCCGTAGACAAGCTCGACAAGAAGGCGCTCAAGCCCGTGGCAGCTGTTGTGGCCCGCATGAATGGGCGCCATCGGCCGGGCTGGTGTCGGTGGGAAGACTTCGACCGCGAGGCTGTCGCCGATGCCCGCGCAGCCGCCTACGATCGACGTCGGCCAGGTCTGGTCACGGCGCTGCAGGCCCGCCTGAGCGGTCTGGAGGAGGCGGCGCTACGGCAGTGGTTCTTCCGCATGCAGGCGTATGCTGCGGCCTACCGCGAGGAGTGGGGCACGGATGTTCTCGAAAACCCAGGCAGGCACCAGCGCTACCAGGACCGCGTCACAGAGTACTGGAACCAGCGACAGCGGGTCGGTGACGTGGTCAAGCGGGTGGCGTAGTATCGGCCGATAAAGTCAGGAGGTGGCCATGAGCAAGTTGGACGAGCTGCGGGAATTCATACGGGCCGAGAGCGAAGGTCAGCCCCTCGATCAGCCGGTCTATCTGCTGGCCAGCGAGGAAGGCTGGAACGAGGTGCTGGAGGCAATTGATCCCCGTGTTGATCCTGTGGCCCGCCGCGCTGGGCCAATGTGGTTCGATGGTCTCGCCGTGGTGATCGATCTTGATCTGCCGGCTGGCTCTTTCAAGCTCCAGTTCGGGATGAAAAAAACAGCCACTTGACCGTTTGGTGAGGGTTTTGGTAAGTTTTCACCAAGTTGCGAAGTAACGCCCAATTCACAGAAGCCCGCCAAGTGCGGGTTTTTTTGTGCCTGAAATTTGCCTGTAGCCAGGACAGCCTTCGGGAAGGCCTGGACGTCGATAGCCGGATTGTGCGACGTACGGAACAACACCGGCAGCCCGCGCACCTGTGACCTCACAGCTTTCTGGGTGGCGCGAGACACAACCATGAGACCGGTGCAGTCGGGTGCCGGCATGGTGGTGGACTTAGGCGGACGGCGGGAAAGACCGCGAACCTATCCATGGCCTCAGCACCTGCTGGGGCTTTTTCGTTTCTGGAGCACAGCAATGCAGAGCCATGACTATGTGCCGGGCGTTTCCGGCTGGAAGATCGACCCAACCACCGGTGCCTTCGAGCTCTGCTCGAATCAAGTGACCGTCTCAGGTTTCGACCCAAGAGCTACCTACTCTAGTAAGCCTATGGATGAAGCCAATGAGCTGTACATCATTGAGGACGGCAAGATGTACATCAATGGCGCCGCCTTCGACAAGCTCGTCAAAGAGGCGACCATGGACAGGATCAGGATCAAGATCTCGACCCCCTCGACCCCCGATGAAGTGCGCGATGTCCTCCGCGACGAACTCAAGCCTGGCGGAATGCTGCATATCGCCATCCGCAACCGCTGAAAATGGAGCAAGACCAATGGCCGAGCCGACAAGCACTGCCGCCAGCGTAGTGCTGGGCAAGTACGGGCTGGTGATGGCTGCCTTTATCGGCTCGATCCTCTCGCTTGGCTTTCTGAAGGACCTGACTCGGTTTCAGGCTGCAACCGCGGTCGCTACCGGCTTCGGCTTCTCGGTCTACCTGACTCAGCCTGTCACCGCCTGGCTGGCCCCAAAGCTGGAGCTCGCTGTCACCGATGACCTGCTGTGCGGCGTAGCCTTCGTGCTGGGCCTCACAGCGATGAACATCATCCCGGCAATCAAGGCTGCCATGGGGTCGTTCGTCAGGGCGCGAGGTGCTTGATATGAACAGCATCCTGGTTTCAGCGTTGACTGCATTGGACGTGTTTCTGTGCGTTCTGGTCGTCGTTGCTGCCTGCGACTATCTGCGCAAGGTTCGCCCAGCGGATCAGCCGCTGCTCAGTATCGCCTACTACCTGGTGGCCATTGGCGGGTTCGGTGCATTCGTCACCGCCCTACAAGGGCACTGGGTCAACCCCTTCGGTGTGATGCTGCATGCCGGCGTGGTCGCCTATGCCTGGGCGCGCCGAGGTCACGTTTTCACCTGATCCGCGCCACAAAATCACAGTGCGCCGTTTCGTGGCGCGGGAGAGGGCATGAGCAGACCAATTCCTCCGTCTGACCTGCTCGAATCGCTCTGGTGCACTCTGCAGCCTGCTAAAGGCGTATGGGAGTGGATACAGCGAGAGATCCTCGCCGACACCGGCAGCATCCATAACCCCGAGCACGCACACCTGATTGACGCCAACATTGGCGTGTTGTGGGCGTCCAGCGGGTTCGCCAAGCAAGGTAGGGTGGTGCTGGGCCAGGCCGAGCAGCTGATGTTCCGCGCTGGCGGATGGCAGAAGGTCCGGCAAGAGCAGCAGATGCGTGAGTGGTTCGGCGAAGAGCCGGACTTCCTGATAACGCTGGCTGCAGACTACTGCGCCCAATGCTCTGACGCTGAGTTCTGCGCTCTCGTTGAGCATGAGATGTTCCACATCGCACACAAGCTCGACAAGTACGGTGCGCCGGCCTTCACCCAGGACGGCATGCCCAAGCTTGAGATGCGCTCGCACGACGTCGAAGAGTTCGTCGGAGTGGTGAGGCGCTACGGTGCAAGCAACGACGTACAGCAGCTGATCGACGCTGCAAGCCGGCCGCCTGAGGTGGCCAAGATCAACATTTCGAGGGCCTGCGGAACCTGTCTGCTCAAGTCGGCCTGAATCCTGACAGGTCCTGACGGATGACATTCACATGGCAGCACTACGAAGCGAGGTCAAGGCCTTCATTGTTCAGGCTCTGGCCTGCTTCGATACACCGACCCAGGTGGTGGAGGCCGTCAAGAAAGAATTCGGGGTAGATGTCAGTCGCCAGGTGTGCGAAGGACATGACCCAACCAAGTACGCCGGGCGTGGCCTTGCCAAGCGCTGGGTGGACATGTTTCACGCATGCCGTGAGCGGTTCACCACCGAGACTGCCGACATCCCAATCGCACACCGCGCCTATCGTCTCCGCGCGCTGGGTCGCATGGCGGAGAAGGCCGAGAGCATGAAGAACATGGCCCTGACTGCCCAGTTGCTGGAGCAGGCAGCCAAGGAAGTCGGCGATGCGTACGTAAACCGGCAGACGAAGATGGATAGCCCGCTCGACAATTCGCCGCCCACCTCCGTGCAGGTCACCGTTATGGATGCGAGGAAGCGCGATGCCGACGCTTAACTGCCCGCAGGCCAACTTCATCAACATGCCGCACAAGTTCCGGGGGTTCGTTGCTGGCTTCGGCTCGGGCAAGACCTGGGTGGGCTGCGCTGGAATCTGCAAGCACGTGTGGGAATGGCCCCGGATCAACTCCGGCTACTTCGCCCCGACATACCCGCAGATCCGCGACATCTTCTTCCCGACCATTGAGGAGGTGGCTTTCGACTGGGGGCTGAAGGTCAAGACGAAGGAGAGCGACAAGGAGGTCGAGTTCTACAGCGGCGGCCAGTACCGCAGCACGACCATCTGCCGCTCGATGGAGAAGCCGCAGACCATTGTAGGCTTCAAGATCGGGCACGCCCTGGTCGACGAGCTCGACGTTCTGCCAAAGCTGAAGGCCGAGCACGCCTGGCGCAAGATCATCGCCCGTATGCGCTACAACGTGGACGGACTCAAGAACGGCGTAGACGTGACCACGACCCCCGAGGGGTTCAAGTTCGTCTATCAGCAGTTTGTGAAGCAGCTGCGCGAGAAGCCGGCGCTCAAGGAGATGTATGGCCTGGTGCAGGCGAGTACGTTCGACAACGAGCTGAACCTGCCGCCCGACTACATCCCATCGCTGATGGATTCGTACCCCGAGCAGTTGATCATGGCCTATCTGAACGGCCAGTTCGTCAACCTGACGTCCGGTACGATCTATACCGCCTACGACAGAAAGCTCAACGGCAGCCAGGAAACCATTCAGCCCGGCGAGGCCCTATTTATCGGCGTTGACTTCAACGTCGGCAAGATGTCGGCAATCGTCCACGTCAAGCGCCTGGGCCTACCGCACGCGGTGGACGAGATCATCAACGGCTACGACACGCCGGACATGATCAGGCAGATCAAGGAGCGCTACTGGCTCTACGACGGTGCGAGCTACCGCAGCACGCGACAGATCCGGGTCTACCCCGACGCCTCTGGCGACTCTCGCAAGTCCGTCAGGGCCAGCGAGACCGACATCTCCCTGCTCAAGCAGGCCGGCTTCATGGTCTCTGCCCCAGGTGCAAACCCTCCGGTCAAGGACCGCATTAACTCCATGAACGCCATGTTCTGCAACGCCGCAGGGCAGCGCCGCTACCGCATCAACGCCGACAAGTGTCCGACCTACGCTGATGACCTCGAGCAGCAGATCTGGGGCGACAACGGCGAGCCGGACAAGAAGCAGGGCAACGACCACCGGCCAGACGCCGGCGGCTACTTCATCCACAAAGAGTACCCAATCAACAAGTACTCCCTCGCAGGTGTTTCCTAATGGGCGTAGTCCGATACCTCAGCGACAAGCTTGTGAACCTGGTGGCAAACCTGGGCACCGAGCGCGACAAGGCATCGGGGTCCGTGTATGCGCCGGTGGTGATGTCTGACCACGAGCTGAGCAGCGCCTACCGCGGAGCCTGGTTACCGCGGAAGATCGTCGATATCCCGCCACTGGATGCCACCCGGCGCTGGCGTGGGTGGCAGGCCACCAAGGAGCAGATCGGAAAGATCGAGGCCGAGGAGAAGCGCTTGGACCTGCGCCGCAAGGTGAAGCAGGCCATGACGCGGGCCCGGCTCTTCGGCGGTGCCGCCATCTTCATCGGCACCGGTGAGCGGGACGCATCGGTTCCGCTAAACCCTGACCGGGTCGGGACGGGCGGCATCAAGTATTTGACGGTGCTGAGCAAGCGCAAGCTGGCCGCCGGCGATATTGAGCAGGACCCGCAGTCGGAGCTTTTCGAAAAGCCCAAGTGGTACACGCTCAGCGGCAGCCAGCTCAAGATCCATCCGTCCCGGTTGATCATCTTCATCGGCGCAGAGCTGCCAGACCCTGAGGTCGACATGGTCGCCGACTATGGCTGGGGTGATTCTGTGCTGCAGGCGGTGTTCGAAGCCATCAAGCAATCGGACGGCACCAACGCCAACGTCGCCAGCCTGGTATACGAGGCCAAGGTCGACGTCATCAAGATTCCGGAATTCATGCAGCAACTGCAGGACCCGGCTTATGAGAAGCTTGTGCTTGAGCGCATCCGTCTCGCCGCCATGGCCAAGGGCATCAACGGAACGCTGCTGCTGGATGGGGAAGAGGACTACGACAGCAAGCAAGCGAGCTTCAGTGGCCTGCCTGATGTAATCGATCGCTTCCTGCAGGCAGTAGCAGGCGCCGCTGACATCCCTGCGACCCGCCTGCTTGGCCAGGCCCCTTCAGGGCTTAGCGCGACGGGCGAGTCTGACCTGCGCAACTACTACGACCGCATACAGGCAATGCAGGAACTCGACATAGGTCCTGCCCTGGCCCTGGTGGACGAATGCCTCATCCGCTCGGCGCTAGGCAGTCGCGATAAGAAGATCCACTACATCTGGAATCCGCTGTGGCAGCCGACGTCGACGCAACAGTCCGAGAACAGCAAGCGCGCCGCTGAGACGGTCAAGCTACTCAAGGAATCCGGCCTGTTCCCCGATGAGGCGCTGAGCAAGGCCGCGACCACCATGCTGGTGGAGCAGAGTGTTCTGCCAGGATTGGAGTCCGCCATCGAGGAATACGGCTCGCAGCTGCCCGACGAGGAGGAGCCGGAGATCGACGAGGAGGGCAACAAGCTCCCGTCGCGCACCACCTCTCTCGGCGACGCTGCCCCGCGGCCGCTCTATGTGCAGCGCAAGGTCATCAACGGCGCCGACATCCTGGCATGGGCCAAGTCCCAAGGCTTCGAGACCACGGTGCCGGCGGATGACCTGCACGTCACCATCGCATACAGCAGGCAGGCGCTGGACTGGATGAAGGTTGGCGGCGACTGGGGCGGCCGGCAGGACGGCGGCTTTACCGTCGCCCCGGGCGGTGCGCGGATGGTCGAGCCGCTGGGCAGCGAGGGCGCAGTCGTGTTGCTGTTCAACTCGTCCGAGCTGGCTTGGCGTCACATGCAGATCCGTGAAGCCGGCGCCTCCTGGGATTACGAGGAGTACCAGCCGCACGTGACCATCACCTACGCCGCTGGCGGTCTCGACCTAAGCAAGGTCGAGCCGTACCGCGGGAAGATCGAATTCGGTCCGGAAATCTTCGAAGACCTGCAGCCCTGAGGTAAATCATGATCCTTCAAGACTCTGTAACCGCTTCCAATGTGCGGCGGACGGCCGACGGCTACCTGGTTGCCGAGGCCAGGGTCGCTCGCACCGGCATTCAGGACTACCTGGGCACCGAGATCGACCCCGACAACGAGCACGGCCTGCGCGACAAGCCCATCGTCAAGGTGTATCGGCCTGAGAGCTCGGTGTTCCATAAAGACGCCATGCAGTCCTACGCCTACCGGCCAATGACAAATGGTCACCCGGGTGGCGAGGGAGTCAACTCGAAGAATTGGAAAGACCACGCTATCGGCCAGACCGGCGGCGAGGTGATCCGAGACGGAGAGTTCATCAAGGTCCCGCTGGTGCTGATGGACGCCAAGGCCATCGACGACTACGAGAATGGCAAGCGCCAGCTTTCCATGGGGTACGGCGCAGAAGTCGTGTTCCAGGATGGCCAGACCCCCGAGGGCGAGCGCTACGACGTCTATCTCGGCCCCATGAAAATGAATCACCTCAGCCTGGAGCATCGTGCTCGGGGCGGCGAGACGCTTCGCATCGGTGATAACGATCCCACACCACCAAAAGGAGGCCATTCCATGGCTGATTCCCTGCGCACGGTCATTGTTGATGGCCTGTCCGTTCAAACCACCGACCAGGGCGCCCAGGCGATCGACAAGCTGACCAAGCAGCTGGCCGACGCGGGCGTCAACATCAAAACCCTGACCGACGCGCATGCCGTGGCCATTGCGGCCAAGGACAACGAGCTGGCCAAGAAGGATGCCGAGATCGACGACCTGAAGGCCAAGCAGTTGAGCGATGCTGACATCGACAAGCGCGTCCAAGCGCGTGCCGACCTGATCACCAAGGCCGGGTCCATCGCCGATGCCGACTACACCGGCAAGAGCGACGCCGAGATCCGCAAGGCTGTGGTCATCGCCAAGCTGGGTGACGCAGCCATCGCCGGCAAGACCGAAGCCTACATCGATGCTCGCTTCGACTTTCTGGTCGAGGACGCCGCGAAGAATCCGGCCGGCGACCCATTCCGCCTGCACATGATCCAGCAGGACAGCAAGACCACCGGCGACGATGCCGAAAAGGCGCGCCTGCAGATGATCGCAGACATGCAAACCGCCCACCGCCCGACCCAGGCCTAAGGAGAACCAGCAATGGCTACCTACCAAACCACTTACGGCAACGCCCCGGCCAAGGGCCTGGTCGGCCAGATCGCCAGCGAGGAGAAGTGCAATAAGATCTCCCGCACCGTTGAGAACGCTGATGGCATCCGCTTCGGCGTACCCGTACAGCGCGGCGCCGGTGACCACGGCGTTGTGCCTTTCTCCGCCGGCACGTTCATCGGCTTCGCAGTGCTGAACCCAGCAGTGCCACCAGTTGCACAGGGATCGCAGCTCGTCGACGGCTACCCGCAGTACTTCACTGGCGCCTTCATGACCATGGGCTGCATGAAAGTCCAGGCCGGTGGCGCTGTCGCGGACGGCGGCGAGGTGTTCTACAACCCGACCACCAACCGCTACGTTGCCGCCACCGGCGCTGGAATCGTCGGCCCGCTGCCTGATGTCGTGTTCGACACCTCGGGCGCCAACGGCGACATCGTCGAAATCTCCATGGGCCTGCGCCCAATCGCTTCCGCCTAAGGCCGAGGGAACTACCACATGACTCGCTTCGAAGACGCTCAGGCGGCGCTCCCGTTCGTTATCGCCCAAGGCCGTAACATCGAGACCCGCGTTTACCAGCGCCGCTACCCAGCCTTCAACTACGCCGCGCACGTGCCGGTCGTTACCGAAGGGCAGCCATGGGCCATCGGCACCACCTTCTTCACCGTCGATACCGCCGGCGAGGCCAAGTTCCTCAGCGGCGCCGGTACCGACATGCCGTTCAACCAGGTGACCCGCGATCAAGCGTCGCACGACTTCGCCATGATCGGCTCCGGCTGGGAGTGGAACCTGGAAGAAATCAACCAGGCCGCCCTGTACGGCGTGAACCTGAACGACACCAAGGCCATGAGCGCCGCGGATAAGGTCGAGCGACTGCTGAACGACATCGCGATGCGCGGCTCGACCGAGAAGAACTGGACCGGCCTGCTGAACAGCACCATCGTTGCTCGCGCCGACGCGGCAGCCAGCGGCACCGGCAGTTCGACGTTCTGGGCGAACAAGACCGTCGACCAGATCCTGGCTGACATCAACGGCGTGCTCAGCAGCGTGCGCACCAACACCGGTGAGGTGGAATGGGCGGACACCCTGCGCATGCCGCCAGACGCATTCCGCGACCTGGCCACCCGCCGCATGGGCGCCGGCGATGGGTTCATGACCCTGCTGGAGTTCATCCGCCGCAACAACATCTACACCGCCGAGACTGGCCAGCCTTTGGACATTCAGCCGCTGCGCGAGGCCCGCAACGCCTCCCAAGACGGCGGTGGTCGTCTTGTTGCCTACCGCAAAGACCCGGAGGTGGTTCGCTTCCATCTGCCAATGCCGCGCCGCGTGCTGGCCCCTCGTCAGAAGTCCATCATGGGCTTCGAGACCGGCCTCATTGCTCGCACCGGGGGCACCGAGATCCGCCTGCCAGGCGCTTTCGCGTACCTCGACGAAATCACCGCCCCGGCGGCCTAACAGGAGAGCGTCATGAAAGTGACCAACAACTCGAAGGCCCCGCAGGGCGTGCATACCGGCGCTGGCATGGTCTTCCTTACCCCGGGTGAATCCCGCGAAGTCGACCTGACCGAGCAGGGCCACAAGCTGGCATCCCGCCTGGACTTCCTCAAGTTGTCCGGCGCGGCGCCGAAGGCTGCCGAGGGCGAAGAAGGCAAAGAGGAGTTGTTCGCCAAGCTCAAGGCGCTGGGCATCGAGGCTGGCAAGAACTCCAGTCTCAAGACCCTGCAGGAGCGCCTGGCCGAGGCTGAGGCCAAAGCCAAGGAAGAGGCCATCGCCAAGCTCAAGGAAAAGGGCGTTGAAGTCGGCGACGAAGTCACCCTGGAAGAGCTGCAGGCCGAACTGGCCAAGCACGCGTAACAACCCCGGGCGGTTCGCCGCCCACTCATTCGAGGATCAGGCTATGGCCCAGATCAATGCACAGCGCGTAGGAGAGCTCGCCGTGGTCACCGGACCGGGGTTCGAGTTCCACAAGGCTGGCGACAAAGCCGTATTCAAGCAGACCGGAAAGGTTCCGTCGCTTCGAGCGGCCAAGGCCTTCTGCAAGGTGTTCACCTCCTGATTCGCGGCCTGCGGGCCATCCATTCGAGATACCACGATGCCTGACTTCTACGGGACATTGGCCAGCGCCGATGCGTACTTAGCCGACCGCGGCAACGCCGCATGGTCCTCTGCCACTGACGAGGACAAGAAGGCCGCCTTGGTGCGGGCGTCTGGGTATGTAGACGGCATGGTTGGCCAGCAGGCGAGCAATTCGACCGCGGGCTGCGTGTACGTCTTCCCCGGCAAGAAGGCCGGAGGATACAGCCAGGTCTTGCAATGGCCGCGCACCGGCGCAGTGGATCGTATGGGCGAGCAGGTGCCGAGCGATGTCGTCCCAGCAGCGATCGAGCAGGCGACCTATGAAGCGGCTGCTCGCGAGCAGTTCTCTCCTGGCAGCCTGAACCCTGACTTTGTACCGTCCCAAGTAGTGCAGCGTGAGAAAGTCGGCCCTCTGGAGCAAGAGTTCGCGGTGGCCAAGAACGGCAACCCCAGTATCCGACCGGTGATCGGCGTTATCGACTCGATGCTGTATCCGCTGCTGATTGTGCGCTGCCCGGCGCCGGCGGTGTACGTCGTATGAGCGCCGCCGAGATACTGCGGGCCATCGAGGCGCTGGAGCCGGGTTTGCAGCGAGCCTACCTCGACTCGATCCGCGCCGCGGTCGATGCCGCGGTGATCGCGGAGGTTGAGCGGCTCATCGCCGAGGATGATGAGCAGGGCCTGGTGGCATTGCTGAGCCTGGGCGCGCTGGCAGTCTTCGCGGAGGCAATGCGCGGCGCCTTCCTGGCCGGCGGCCGTTTCGAGATGACCGCAATCATCCTGCCGGCGCCGTTGCGCCGCGAGATTGGTCGTAAGGAGTTCGACCCGTCCACTGATCATGCTCAGGCCCGCGTTGCTGAGCAGGTCCAGCAGATTCGCCAGATCTCTGTCGACGGGGTTCGGGATGCTGTGCGGGCGGTGATGGGCAGCCGGCGAGTAGTTGGTGGGCCATGGGTGCCGAGCCCCGGCGCTGGGCTGGGGCAGACCGGGACTGTCTCACCTCCACAGCCAGCAAGAGGCGCCCGGCAAGCGGCCCTGGACCTGGTCGGTAGAGTGAGCCCGCAGACAGGGCAGCGAACGGGCGGAGTGTTGGGGCTGCCTGGAAACATGGCCCAGTATGTCGTCAACACCCGCCAGCAGTTGCTGAGCGGCGATCCCTCCGAAATGCGCAAGTACTTCGCCAGGACCCGACGCGACCGGAGATTCGACGGCATCGTCCGCCGGGCAATTGAGTCCGGGCAGCCTGTATCCGCTGCGGATGTCGAGAAGATCGCGGGCCGATATTCCGAGCGGCTGCTGAAAACCCACGTCGACATGCTGGCCAAGACCGCGGCGGCTGAATCCTTCAACGCTGGACGTGACCAGGCCTGGGAGCAACTGGTAGCCCAGGGCATTGACCGCAAC